TGTCTGCTGAGGACTACAACCCACTGCCTGACTTGATCGTGAACAACATCGAGATCGAGATGCCCGATGTCCTGCGTGCCAAGTACGACAAGATGGAAAAAGAGTTCTTCTTGCAGCTTGACAGCGGCACAACAGTAGAAGCGTTTAACCAGGCATCGCTGACCAACAAGTGTCTCCAGTTCTCCAACGGTGCGATGTACCCTGTGGCTGGGATGCCGCTGTGGGAACCCGTGCATGACTTGAAGCTGGAAGCACTTGAGGACATCATCGACGAAGCTCAGGGTTCACCGATCCTGTGCGCCTATGCTTATCGAAGTGATGCAGCGCGGATCATGGAGAAGTTCAAAGCTCTGCGCCCGATTAACCTGACTGAGTGCAAGAGTGAACAGTCATTGACCAATGCCATGCACCGCTGGAAAACTGGTGACTGTCAACTGATGATTGGCCACCCCGCATCTATGGGTCACGGGATTGATGGTCTTCAAAAGAACGGTCACATATTGGTGTGGTATGGACTCAACTGGTCACTGGACTTGTACGAACAGTTCAACGCCCGAGTTCGTCGCCAAGGTCAAGGAGCACCCGTCATGTGTCATCGAATAATGATGCAAGACACACTGGATCAAGCGCAGGCTTTGGCGCTGGATGACAAAGCAACAACACAAGCAGGATTGCGTAACGCGATCAAACAATATCGTCAATCGAAAGGACAATGAAATGAAATTTAGAAAGAAACCTGTGGTGATTGAAGCTACACAATTTTGGATTAGCGCGTCTGATGGTTGGCCGCAAGGTGTCTACAAAGACAGCACAAGTCCAACAGGGTATCGGATTGACACACTTGAAGGTAGTCACGAAGTTACCGAGGGTGACTGGATCATCACGGGTGTAAAAGGTGAACACTATCCATGCAAACCTGATATTTTTGAAATGACATACGAGGAAGTCAAATGAGCTACTCTGAAATCGAAATGAAAGTTGTGCAATGGGGTGAAGCTCGTGGCATCGTGCAAAACGCTACCGCGCTCTCACAAGCCATCAAAACACTTGAGGAAGTCACTGAGCTGTTTGACGCCATCAACAAAAAGAATCTTGACGAAGCCAAAGATGCTGTGGGTGACATCGTGGTAACACTGATCATGGTGTGCGCGGTGCTGGACATTGATCTTGTCGAGTGTCTTGGTGGTGCTTACAACGAGATCAAAGACCGCAAAGGTTACTTGACTCCCGAGGGTATCTTCGTCAAAGAAGTGTGATACACTTGTTATACAAGGAGTAAATATGTTAAATCAACTGAAACAGTTTTTCACCACACCCACTGCCGATCAACTGGCGCAACGTGAGTACGATGAAGCTCGACGAGAGCTTCTGATTTCTCAAAGTGCCGCCGAGTACCACCAGAGCATGATTGAATATCACATTAAGCGTTTGCTGCGTTTGAAGGAGATTATCAATGCCAGTACCCAAGACGATCAGTGAGGTGACGCGAGAAGCCCTGCTTCTCCATCCACAAGGGCTTACGGTGCGCGAGTTGGCCAAGTTGACAGGGTATGCCCAAGACTTGCTAATCTCGTGCCTACGGCGCACTTACGGCTGCTACATCGCAGACTTCGCACTTAGCTCCAACGGTACTCGTCAGTTCAATGCGATCTGGCGCTGTGTAGCTGTGCCTCCCAATGCAACCAAGCCTTTGGCGTCCAGCTTCCCTGTTGAAGTAGTGGACGACAAAGAGGCTGAGGCTGCAAAGAAGCGCAAGCTCAAACGTGAAGCTGCGAAACGGGAGCGCATATCACAGCAACTGGCCAACAAACGCATCCGTGAAGCAGCCAAACAAAAACCCACACCGACTGAGTACAAGCCTCAGCGAACAGTGTGGGTCAGCGTACCGTCTTGGGGTCAGGCTGCGTGATACTCAGCTTCTGACAGCAAGCCTGGTTTGTACTTGTTCTCTGGACGGAAGATGGTTTTCAATTCACCACGACCCTCTGGCGCTCCAGAGACATGTACCCAGCGGCCATACTCGTGAATGATCTGGTCAAACTTGACACCGTGATCATTCAGGATTTTGGCGATTGCCTTGGCAGTAGTCAGTGTGTCACCGAAGCCTGCACACGTCATGTCGAATGCCCAACCGTCCATGTGTGAGGACACCTTGGAACCACCGACAGCCACGTTCACATCGGGCAAACGAAGCCACGAGTTGATGTGTACTGGGTGGCCGAGTTCTTTGCGGATCAGGTCAGCATGGGTGGTGGCCACATGCTTCATGTTCTCCAACTGAGCGATGCTCGGCTGGTTGTCAAGACCCAAGCGGATCGCGGTTTCAGAGTAGGTGGCTTCTTCAAGGGTGAAGTATTCACTGAGCTTCATTTAACATTCCTCAAGTTGTTGTAAAAGTCGATGCACGAGTTTAGTTCGATGATGGCTTGGTCACCGTCTGCTGTGATGGCGATAAGGTCGTCAGCAGCCTTTGGGTCAAGTTCGGATCTCGCTTCTGAATCCCCTGCGGTAGTGGAGGCAGAGCAACTGGCACGGACTGACAACCTGACAGCACCAGCAGCGACATCAGCACGAAGTTGGTTGACTTTGAGTTGAGCATCTTGTTTTTCCTTTTCCAGTTTGGCGGTGGTGGCAGCAGCTTCATCACGCATCGACGATTCAATGCGGTTGACTTCTTCCTTGATTGCCTGACGCTCGTCGTACTTGCCGACAAAGAACGCTACGATCAGGCAGATAAAGAACGCGCTGATATTACGCAGCATCGGGTTTCTTTTCTTCTTTGTTGAAGGCAGAGATGCCGAGGATCGCAGCAAACGCGATGTGGATGAAACCACCGTTGGTCAACGTCAATGGAACCCACTGGCGAAACGCATCGTTGGCTGCTTGGACTTCCCAAAACTGCACAATGGTGTACATGATAGGGAACACCACAAAGTCAGCGATGTTCACGATCATGTAGGTTTGACCCATCATGTAGGTCCACTTCTGTTTATGGCTTTCGTCCATCATCTAACTCCTTTAAAGTTTTCAACAATTTTTCCAATTTCTCACGACTCTCGCGCAACGCAAGAGCAGCTTTCTGGTTTTCATGGGTGTTGTGCTGGAGCTGACTTTTCATCTTTCTATCCTCAAGCAAAAAGAAAAAGAGCAACACGAACAAGATACCCACTATGAGACACAGCATGAAAATTATTGCGTTGGATTCGCGCTTATCCATACTGTTCCCATCAAAATCCAAAAGTAAATGACCAACGCAATTGACCAGAACCACGTCAAATTGCGATCTATTCTATCGCTACGGCGCTGTGCCGCGCGTGCCTCATTGAGCGCCTTCTCCCTGCGCTGCTTCATCTGACGAGCTGCTTGACCAACCTTGACTTTGTCCTGCATCTCTTTGAACTGGGTCCAGATGGGACCGAGCTGCCAAGGCGCGTTGGATGTCATCAGACTCATGAGTGCGGGGTACGCTGCGTCCACTTCGACTTGTAGCTGGGTCAGCTCCAACACTTCCTTTTGGTCGATCACATCTTTGCCAAAAACCTCAGCGTACCGTTTCTCTTTGTATGCGTTCAGGATGTGGTAGTTGTCGAACCAATCGCCAACGTGTCCAATGAACTGCTGGACGACTTCATCTTGAGTGGGGATGTGATCAACGTAAACTTCTTTTGCCGCAGGCTTGGGCGCGGATTGTGCGGTGGGTGTTGACTGGGTGCTAGGGCTTCCAACAGGTTGTGCAGGCGCACCCAGTAAACCCTTGATCCATCCCCAAAGTCCAGTGACCTCGGCGTAGATCTTCTTTGCGTCTGTGACTCCACCTTCAACGGTCTTCTTGACCCGCTGGATCTCAACAGACCCTTCACGAAGACAATCACAGCAGTATTGGATGCCAGAATATGCTGCACGCATCGCTTGAAGCGCAAGCATGATTTCTGGACCCACATTACAGACCGATCAAACGCTTAAAGAACTCCGCAGCAGCACCTGGTCCAAGGAGCACAGCGGCCAAGACCGCATAGATCAGATACTGCATCTTGTCCATGCGCTCTGCACCCTTGTCGAGTCGGTCACTGATGTGCTCGTAACGCTGTGCGCACACTGCTTCATGTGTGTCCAGACGTGCTGCTGTCACTGAGATGGTGTCGCTCATGCCAACTGCTCCTCAGTTGGTCGCTCCAATGTTGGGTGTTCCCACTTAGCAATGTAGTCACCGCGACCATCGCTGTCGTTTTGCAGGCAAATAGTGCCTTCATACGGATAAAAATCCAAGTTTTGCAACTCAGGATAGATTGCTTTGATTTTGTCGTAAAGTGTCATCACGCAGCCCTCGCCATAAATCCTGAAAAATATGTCCACGCGCTGGGTATAGTTACTTGCGGGTTAACAGTAAAATTATCATGCAATGTATAAAACTCAACGTAGTCGGTAGAGCCGTTGCAATATATCAAGCCAGAACAATAAGCGCTTGCGTAGTTTCCGTTAACTGGTTGCGTAGAAGCAGATTGAAACCACGCAGACCCGTTTTTATAAATCATCGCGTTTATAAAACTATTTGTTCCATTAGGCGTACCAAATGTGACTTGCCCAAAAAACTGATAGTAACCAGCTACTGTTGGCGTGAAACGATAATTTGTGACGTTATCAAAATTGTTGTTTGTGTCAAACCCTTCTGATGGAAAAATCAACTTTGTAATAGTTCCGTTAGAAATACTTTGCGCTCCGTTGTTGTAAACATGAAACGCAGGGCCAGTACCAGCCACGTTAGCAGCCAAGTCAGCCTGTACGATTGTGGCATCAGGTAAGCCACCAGCCGAGAGGCCAGTGATAGTACCGCTACCATTGATAGTCATTGTCATGATTATGTTCCTTTAAGCAATACGATACCAAGTGGTGTTAGTAGCCCGATACAGATATTGAGCACTACCACCCAAAACCAAAGATGTCACAGCACCAACGATACTTTGACCACTGTTCGCTGAAACGGTCAGTAACGTGATGATCTGACTAGAACTGAATCGAACAGTCATGCCGTCAACAGGTGCAGCAGGCATCGTTATCGTACCCGTAGCAAGGGTTCCTGCTGGGTTGATGATCAACACCTGAGTACCTGCTGCGAATGTGTAACTGAAACCAGTTGTCAGTGCTTGATAGTCATACGACTGCAAGACACCGTTTGTTCCATCTAATCGAGTTGTCATGCTTGACCTTTCAGAGCAGCTACGTCAGCTTGCAGTTGAGTAATTAGGGCTTGTTGCTCTTGGATGGCTTTGACAAGCACAGGAATGATGGCAGACTTGTCCATGCCATACATGCCGCCTTGCATCTCAAAAACGGTTTCTGGCAAAACTTCCATTGTCTCTTGTGCAATGAATCCAAGGCTTTTTGGTGCTGCGTCATCTTGCTCCATCATTCGATAAGAAGTAGGACGTAAACTCAAAACTTCGTCTAACCCATAAGGCAAATCCTGAATGTCTTTTTTCAATCTTGCATCGGAAACTGCAACATAAGAACCACCTGAGCTTTGAAAATAACCTTTGTTTGCTCCGTTGTACCCAATGTAATAGTCGTGTGTCACAGGGTAAATAGATGAACCCCAATAATTATTGGTTCCTTGTTCAATCAATGAAATACCGGTAGGCCAAGTGCCGTCTGAGTTTTTAACCTGCAATCTTCCGTTGACAGAACTTGTAGTCCCCACCAGCAAGTTACCTGACGCATCCTTGTAAACCTGACCCGATCCAATGTTCAACACACCAGCCGAGTCAGTAATAAGACCTGCTGTCACAGCGGGAGCAGTCAACGTGTAGTTAAACGCTGTGGTTGGTGCAATGATCTCCACTGATCCTGCACTCGAAGAAACTAATTTAACACCCATGATCGTTCCTTAAATGATAGCCCACACGCTTGTGTCGGGGATGGTGACGGTCACACCGTCATTGATGGAGATGGGACCAGTGCTCATGGCGTTCTGATCGGCTGGGATAGTGTAGTCCACTGTGACCGTTTGACCGTTCTCAATAAACACGTTGTCAGTGCCACCACCTGTAGCACCACCACCCAACGGACCCCATGCGCCGTTGTAGCCTTCAAACTTGGTTGTGGTGCTGTTGTAGCGCACCATACCAGCCTCAGGATCAGCGGGGCGCTCACCAGTAGTGCCCACGTTCAGGATTGCAGCGCCAGTGCCCTCAAGGGTCATTAGGTTCACCACGTTCAAGTTGGTGAACGTACCCTCGTTGGGGATCGCGTCACCGATGGCAGGTGGTGCGGCAAAAGACACGGCTGTGATTGGCACAGACACATAGTCAACGGTGTACAGAGTTACGTCATCAGCATCCTTGAGCACGTACTTGTAAATCAAGGTGTTGGACAACCAAACATCGCACTCACCATTGGAGTCCAAGATCACTGGGTTGGTGTTGGTCGTAGTACCCGTGTAGTCCACATACGTGGCCAAAGGAGTCGTTGTGCCAGCGGCATACGTGTACAGCTTGCCACCGACGAGTGGGAGGCCGTCAGTACCGAAGAACTGTAGCTTGGGGGTGGGTGATAGTGATGCCATCTTTATTCCTTATTGGCCATGCCACGTAATTCTATACGCATTGCGTTTTGATTGACAGGGCGTTTCTCTTTAGGTGCTAGAGCGTTTACCGCTGTACCTGTGCGAATAGCCTCAGCAGCTTGCTGTGCTTGCTTGGCAGCAGTTGACCCAACAATCGTACCTTTTGCAGGAGCCTGTGCCAACATTGATGGATCAGAGATCAACTTCAATACTTGACTGCGCTCACTGGCTGGCAGAGTCTCCAACAGGTTTGCAGCACCCTCGGGTGTCTTCATCGCTTCGGTCAACTGTTTCATCGACTTAGTGCCGATATTGCGCTCAAGCTCACTCAGTGTCTTGTTACCAGCAGAAGCCCAGAAGCTCAGGAACGATGGGAAACGGAAGCGCGAGGCTTCTTGTTTCAACAGTTGCGACAAAGCCGCACCACCTTCTGTGACTTGCTCCTTAACGGATAACTTAGTCAAGTGATTCTCAGCTTCTTTTTGCAACACTGACAATGTGTCATCTGCCAATTCTTTGGCGATGTTGTAGTTGCCAGGACCGAGGAATTTTTCAACGACATCGGGTGAGTCGTTTTGAACCAGTTTGACAAAAGCATCTTTGTCTGTTTTCCACAGACGCAGGGCTTCACCTGTCAACTTCTTCTCATTGATGCGCTGCATACCCTTGGCATAGTCTGCCAAGTATTGCTTGTAGCCTTCACCACCAGCCGCCTCAATAGCGTCATCAAGAACAGGCTTGATCTTCGACAACACACCCGCCGCCAGATTGCGTTGGGTTGTTGCATCCGCGCCTGGACGCAGCTTTTGGATCGCAGCATTCACTGAGTTCTTGCGAATGGCGTCGAGTGCTTTGGCATCCACGACACCACCGCTCCCTGTCCACTTTGCAATATCTTCGGCCACGTTTTTGGCAGCGCCTTCAAGCAAATCATTGCCAGCAAATTCTGGCTTGTTTGCAATACCGCTGATGCTGCGTGCAAGTGATTCACCCTCAAGTGGTTTGATACCTACTGAGCGCATTGCATCAGCAGCACCTTGGGCAAACCGAGCACCTTGACCTAGATCAAGAGATGCGTCGGCAGCCTTAGATGCCCACTCGTCAGCCATCTGAGCCAACTCACCTTTGTAGGTGTATTGAGCAGCACCCACAGGGCGACCTTGCTTGATCAAATCGAGTCGTGCAGAGGCTTCTGCAAGATTGCCAGCGTTTACCAATCGACGCACATCTGCAACTTTGGCAGCAGCTTCATCACTCAGTTGACCAGCCCGTGCTTCATATTCAGCAACAGCTTTGCCCAAGTTTGCGCGATTCAGTGCTGAGTCGCGCATTGGACCTGTGACAGCATTCAAATTGTTCTTGGTGGATTCACTGACAGCGCGAGTCTCGGCAGCAGTTTGACCACCAGCCAGTTTAGTCAATGCGTTCAATGATTGACCTTCGTCCATCAATCGCATCTTGCGAACAAACTGAGGGTCTTTTTCCAGAGCGTCTTTGACCAATGCTTGCCATGCAGGGTTTTCAAATTTGGCAGTCAGTTCAGCAATGTTTGCATTTACTGGGGCATTACGAAGTGTGTTCAACACCTGTGGTAAATCTTGACCCAATGCGTTCTGCGCAATCTTTGCCGCCTTCTGTGCAGGGATTTGACGAAGGTCGGCAATCTTGCCACCCACGTACCCAATACCCTGACCAAGAATACGACCACCTGTTTCAAGGGTTGCACCTTCAAGCACGTTCTTGGCTTGACGGACACCAGCCTGACCCATTGACTCTTTGGGACCACCTTCACCAGCAACGGTGTCGGCCAGCTTCAACAGCTCTTTAGCGCCAGCGTAACCCAAGCCAGCACCAGCAACAGCTCCCAAAGGACCACCAACAGCACCAGCCGCACCGCCACCGATAGCACCAAGGGCTTCAACAGTAGGCGTGACAAACTCGCGCACTTTGGAGTATGTTGATTGTTCTGGAGGTGGTGGTGTCACAGCGCGTGAGGCTGTGGGTAAAGGTGGGAGCGATGGTGCAGCAGCACCCTTCATCTCTCGGATAGCATCAGCAATCGCCTTAGCGTCTGCTGCGTTACCTGCCGCGTCAGCCTTGACCAACGCCGCACTAAGTTGTTCAAGTGTTGCCATGATTATTTATACTTTTCGAGTAATGAATCAATGTTAGGCGCGGTAGCGGGTGCTGCACGTTTGTACGAGTATGTTGAATCATACGCTTCACGGGTGCGTGTCTTAGCGCCTTCAATATCCGCGATTGCTTGATTGATTGCTGCTCTGACATCGTCTGCGCTTTGGGTACGTTGGATCGCAGCAAACGACGATGACAACTGCTTGCCTTCTTGGTTAGACACGTTACCCAGCGCACCACCTGTTTTAGAGGCATCGCGGAGGTCTTGCAAGGCTTGGAAACCACCCTTAGCGACAACCTTTTCATACAATGCTTGAGCGGCACTACTGTCTTTACCGATGCTCGGAGTTCGACCATACACAGCACCAGTGATACCCTCAAGACCTGGATGATCACGCAAGGCTTCAAGATCTTTGATGAAACTGTCCGACTTGGCTTCAAAACCTTTAACAGAGGCTGTTGCCGCTGGTAACGCAGCTTCACGCTTTTGAAGTTCCTTGGGTGCAATACCCTCGATACCTTCGCGTCTGATCCGCGCGTCTTCTTTTGCCAAATTAACACGCTCACGTTCCAAACCAATACGCTGAGACTCACCTGGAGCCATGGTTTTAGTGATTGTTTGATTTGGTGTGAATCTACCAGTGTAATCAGTTGTACCTGTTTGAACTGCACCACCTGTGTCAATCTTCTCAAACTTAGGCAACAGTTTGTCAGCTTCCAAAGCGTGACCCGCAGCCCATTGTTTAATGGCATCAGCGTTACCAGCATACGAATCGAGTTGTGCCAAATCACGAGACACATCTGTACCAGTTTGTTGACCAAACGCAACAAGTGCTTCTTTAGCAATCGCTGGGTTAGCCATGATTTGAGTCGCGGTGTTCTTCATCAAGGCAGTCGTGTCCTTGAGCAATGCGATTTTGTCAGCACGCTGCTTGGCTTCCGCAGCACTGACAGCAAGAGCTTGTTTACCAAGACCTTGTTGCATCAGACGTTGCGACACTTGACCAAAGTTAGTAGCACCCTTGTAAGCCTCACGTTCAGCCTCAGCATCACGAATTGCTTGCTGCTGTTGACCCAACTGCATCTGTGCAAGTTGGTTCTGTTGGCCTTGTTGATAGGCTTCCATCGCTGCGTTGGGACGCAGGGCGTTGAAATCAATGAGTGATGTTGCCATGATTATTCCTTACAACCAATACTGGTCAGATGTAGCACCAGACGCATCAGGCTGTGCATTGAAAGAACCACTACTACTGCTAAACAAGTTTCGATTGTTCCACAACGTGTTGGCCGCGCTACCCATCGTACCGTATTGACTGGCCCGAATGTTACCTTGAGCGATTGCAGCATTACCCGCTGTTGCTCCAGCACCTAGTGCCAAGTTGCCCATATTGGTACCATATTGCCCAGCAGCAGAACCCAACTGATTAGCTGCCGTTTGACCCACACCCGCAAGAGATTGCAGTGGGTTAAGTTGAGCATTACGCTCAGTCTGATAGCGATTAAAGGCGTTGGTGTATTCTTGCGAACCCATGTCTTGACCGTATCGTTGAGCAGCTTTAAGCGCAGAACCTGAGATCAAACCACCACGGGCTGCTGCACTTCGATCCAACGCCTTCTGACCTTCCGATAGACGGAATGCGTAGCCAGGATCTTGCTGAAACTGATCCATGCCAAACTTTTGATAGTTGGCTGCAAGGGGTGCAAGTTGATTGAGTGCTGTTTGACCAGCCTGACGCCATGGTTCTTGGAGAGCCATCTGCTGATTGAACATGCGCTCTTGCGCAGCACTTGCTTCATTTGAAGCACTAGCGCCAATTCTTGCTGCATCTGTTACAGCATCAGCCTGTTTACTTGCAGGACCAATACCAAATAAATCAGCGGTTGCGTTGACAATATCACCCATACTTTTTCTCCAATCGAACCATTCCGTTATCACGGCTGACTTCATTAAAACCAAAAAATCTAGCCAGCCTCAACGATGCGTCATTGTCGTCATAGATCTTGACGATGATTGTATCGTGGGCTTTTGCCATTGTGTCGAGGTATTTTGTGATCTCACCCCGAATTTTCCATTTACCGCGCCTTTCAGGTACGACAAACAAATCAAACTCATTACCGCTTGCCACAAAAGCACCACCATCAAACGGTGTAATGTCTAAGTTCTTTTCCGACCATTCACGCGCTTCATCTGGAATTACAACCCCGCGCCGCTCAAGCACGTAGTCTTTGATTACCTGCCACACGTCATCAGCTAATTTCACGGCCTGACACTCGCATGTTGATAGCACTCGCAGCACTGGCAATAGTCGAAATGAATGAGCTGTTTGGCATGATCTGCCCCACCAGCTCAGGGAATGTGTAAACCTCGGATGCTGCCAGACTCTTGGTCTTGGTGATCAGGTTCTGGTCACCTGCTGTGTCCGAACCAGTGACGATATTGACGCTGATTGTGGCAG